GGCGGGGATGTTGGTGTGGTGCTGGTAGGGCTGGACCAAGTTGAAGTAGCGACCCTCACGCTCGTCGAAGCGATCGTGGCCGTTGAGCTGGATCTTGGCCGTGACGACGGGGTTGTAGCCCGCGAGACCCTCGACACGCGTGACGGAGTAGCCGGACTCCAGCACGGAGCGGTCCCACCAGTCGGAGTAGTTGTTGCGCTGCTGGCCCTTGAAGGGGTTGATGGTCGAGTCGGCGCAGTCGACGAAGGAGTCGCGCTGGACGATCCAGATGAGCTCCTTGGTGGGGTGGTTGAAGTTGAGCTTGATGCGGTTCGCGGAGCTCGTGACGGACTCGCCGCCCGTGAACTGGAGCTGCTCGATCAGGTACTCGTGGGAGACCTGGGCGAAGCGGCGGCGCTCATCCGTGTCGAGGTAGATGTAATCTACGTAGAGGGAGGCGCTGACGAGGCCGCTGGAGGAGACGCGGTCACGGACCAAGTGTCCAGAGCCGCCCGTCAAGTCCCAGACGAGGTTGTTGATGCTGTTGAACTCGAGGTTGATCTTGACCTCGTGGTACTGGAGCGCGATGAGCGGGAGCGCCAGGCCAGGGTTGCGGTTGAACCAGAACTGGAGCGGGATGTAGAGCGTGTACTCCGGCGCGCAGCTGAGCACCTCAGAGGAGGCGTTGGGCTCGCCCTGGGCGCAGTCATCGTCGCAGCCCTCGCCGCCCTGCGTGAGCAGGTTGACGAGCTGGGGGACGTTGCCAACCATGTCGGCGTAGCCCGCCTGCTTGCCAGGCTCCTGGGAGAGCTCATTCCAGATCTGGAGCCAGTCGCCGTAGTGCTTGTCGATCTTCTGTCCGCCGATCTCGAGCTCGACGTTGTTGATCAAGTTGTGACCAACCCAGTTGAGCCAGCGGAACTGGGCGCCAGAGCCGTCCGCAGTGGACAGCGTGACCGCGGGGAGCGTCGCCTGGAGGTAGATGCGGTGGATCAAGTCGCCGTTGCGGCTGATCGTGCACGTTACCTTCTTGCCGAAGTTGGCAGAGCCGTTGAAGGTCTGCTCGATCGCCTCCATGGCGAAGTTCGTGTGGCGACGGTAGACCACCTTGAAGAAGGTAATCTGCGGGTTGCCTGTTAAATAGATGTCCTGCGCGCCATAAGCCACGAGCTGCATTAAACCACCGCCACCCATATTATCTGTTTATAACTTACGGTGTGAAAAAAATTTCGCCGGGAGGATTCGCGGACGCAGCCCGGGGGCTCGTTTTTTCGTCCATCGCACCTAAACAAGAACCAAGCAGAAAGACCATATAAACAATGTCGGGCTTTTCGCTCAATGAACTATTACAACCATTACAGTCGTTGGACGATGAACCAGAAGTTAATAGCGCCGATAAATTGACTACATTAGAAGGTTTCCATAATTCAAAAGTACGGCGTTTTCAGGACCTCAAAGACTCTCTGCCAACCCTAAAAAGGGATTTGGCGACGCTTAGAGAACGTCTAGCGTCGTGGAAAGTTGAATTGCGCTTTAGCGATGAGCATAAAGAATGTTTGGAGCGGGAAACTGATTTGAGCAAACAGATTGCTGCTATCGAATCCGATAAGGATTTTTTGAATTACTACTTGAATGTAGGGGACATTCTCTTTGGATATTATGATACACAGCAGCGCATCGCGTTCGGCGATAATTCGTTTCAAGCCGAGTCAAACAAATTGCGCACGCCAGCGAACTCGGTATTATCGTATTTTAAGTCATCTGCTGAGCCAGAAGGCGCCGAGCCTGTTGTTAAAAAGCGCCCTATCCGTGTAAAATCAAAGGCGTCTGATATCGCCACAGAAGTTGACGGTTTGCGTCGTGATAAAGCGCTTGAAAAGTACTTATCTATTGTTGAGCCTACAGCAATCAAGTCTGGTATTATGCCTGGCTCGGGTATCGAATCCGACTACGGTTGCTGCCCTGTCTGCGATAGTGAAATGCACTTTTCGCAGAATGAGGCACTGCTCGGTTGCCCTGAATGCGGATACCAGGACTTTATTTTGATTGACTCAGAAAAGCCCTCATATAAGGACCCCCCACGCGAAATTTCGTACTTTGCTTACAAAAAGATTAACCACTTGAATGAGTGGTTAGCGCAGTTTCAGGCGAAAGAAACCACTGAAATTCCTCAGGAGATCTTTGAACTCATTCAGAGCGAACTCAAGAAGGAGCGTATTATAGACACAATTAAACTAAAGCCTTCGAAGTTGCGCGAGATTCTGAAGAAGCTCAAGTTGTCAAAATACTATGAACACGTTGCGCACATTATGAATCGGTTGAACGGTGTTCAGGCGCCGGTGCTGTCGCGTGAAGTGGAGGATAAGCTGCGGTTCATGTTCCGCGAAATTCAGCCGTCCTTTATTAAGCACTGCCCCAAGGGGCGCTCGAACTTCTTATCGTATTCGTATGTGTTGTATAAGTTTTGCCAATTGTTGGAGCTTGACGAATTTTTACCGTGCTTTCCTTTGTTGAAGTCGCGCGAAAAACTCTATATGCAAGACAAGATTTGGCAGTGTATTTGTGAGGACATGGGTTGGGAGTTCATTAAGTCTATTTAGCCAGGAAATTTAATGACGCGGCAGCATATAACACCGGAAACAGGATGTTGAAAGATTTCAAATAACACCGAATGATAGTCTTCTTGGTTTTCCTGTAGACGTACAATTATATCTGACATATATACTACGACTTTTTCGAACTCGTCTTTTGACTTGTCTTTTAATTCAATTTCGATGCGCCAGAACAGAAAGGCGCGAAGCGATCCACCGCGGGTTTCCGTTTTAAATTCGGCATACTGGTGTGGGTCGTATTTGAATTTTTTTGGAAACGTATTACCCATAGTATATGCTAATTCTACTTTGATGTATATCAAATTTTATTATGTATATAAAGAAATCATCGTATCTAATACAATGACTTCTTGGGTTCTTGTTCTACTAGCAAACGAACCCTATATTGAGCGGGCAAAGAAGACAATTACGGAATGCCGGTTCATAGGCGACTGGCAGGATGACATTGTTTTAATGGTGCCTCGCTCGCTTATTAGTAATAGTGGATTGGTGCGCTTCGCTAGTGAACGTAACGTGCAGCTTTTTGAGTTGCCGGCGCACAATTGTGACGCAATTATTAATGTATGGATGAAAAATAAAGGGAATCGTAACTACGACTATATGATGAGTCGTACATTTATCTTTATGAAATTTTATATATTTGATGTATTTTTTAAGAAATGGGATGTCGTATTTGCCATGGATGCGGGTATGCACGTATTCAATCGACTACATATATTTAAAGAGGTTTGTCAACCAGACAATATTATATATGCACATAGTGACGCTTATCCAACGTATGTATGGCGTCTTCGTGGTCAATTCTCGTTTGAAATGTTAGATACATCCAGTCAATTGTCACTTTCTAAATATAGCTTAGATATTGATTATTTTCAAAGTGGAGTTCTTATATATGATACTCGTATTATAGAGGCAAAAACTGTAGATGGACTGTTTAGGCTTGCCGAGCAGTTTCCGAGTGCTCGAGGTGACCAGGCAATTTTGAATCTCTATTTTAATTGTGAACGTGGGCTATGGAGACAGATTCCACTGCGTAATGAAGATGGATTTTTATATGATTCAAAGCAACGCGCTCACTTTATGAAAACAGATTACCGCCTGTTAAAATGGATATAAAACGCGGATATGCTTCATAATTAATGAGTCTATATGAAATATGTAACTATATTTCAACCGGTGAAAAACTACAAGAATTAGCAGAAGCCTATGTAGGATTTAACGCTGATTTTGAATGGAATCCACGTATAGCAAAAGGTGCGCCCAAATTTAAGAATTTAGAAACATTTAATCAACCGTGGGATAATCCAAAACTCATCTTTTGTTACTCACATAGAGTGAAGAACTTATCGGTTTTACTATACTTGTTTAAGAATCCTTGTGTTATTATTTTTGGAAATTCGGATGAAAATCTGACCAGAGAAAAATGCGCCAAATTTTTGGAATCGCCACTAATTAAACATATTTTTTGCCAGAATATGATGTTTCAACATGCCAAGGCATCATATATTCCTATAGGAATAGCAAATCAACAGTGGAATCATGGTAATCTTCACAATTTTGAACGGTATTGTTTTTATAATATGCATAACGAAAAACAACATACTGTATTATTGAGTATGTCTCTACATACAAATAGTGAACGTGCTCGCGTTGCCTTAGAATTTTCAAAGAAAGGCGTAGAGAATCGACGATTTAACAATCATAATGAATATTTAGATGCGTTAGCTAGTTCCAAATTCTGTATATGTCCTGAAGGGAATGGTATCGATACACATAGATTATGGGAGGCATTGTATATGCGGTCGGTCCCTATACTAAAAAAATCAGCATTTACCGATATTCTGATAAATGCATGTATTCCCTGCGTGCTAGTTGATTCCTGGAGTGAATTTAAAGTAGATCGGCTTCCAGAGTACGATACATATATATTTGATGAAGACTACACATATAGAATATCTTTCTTAAAATTTAGAAATGAGATAATTTGCTTAAGGGATTCGTTATTTTAACTCTACAATGAATGTGGTGATTAGTTTTATAGGGCAACTACCACCCTATTTGGTAGATTGTATTAAGCAATTGCGACTGTTTTTTAAAGGAGATATATATCTAATCTATAGTGACATTTCATCCGATATGTCACATATTTTAACTTCATTTAACGTTATATTTGTACATTATGATGAGGTTAAATCTGACATATTCGATGAAACATTCCAGCAAACTGATTTTATGGTTGTTGAAAATATACCTGAACGTAAATTTCTATTTCAACGCTCCTACGAGCGACTTTTTCTACTAAACAATTTGATGAAACTACATAATCTTAGTAATGTATGGTTTATGGAGTGCGATATTATGATGTATGTTGACCCTACGCAATTTCTTGAGATTTTACAAACCAAACCCTACGCATATTGCTATCATAATAATGACCATTGCAGTCTTGCTATATTCTATGCACGTGATTCCGATAGTCTGCGCGATTTGATTCATTTCTTTATTCATCACCGAGATAAGGGACTTATGACTGAGATGCGAACCCTACACAGTTATTTTTTGCTGCATCCAGATGATTTCTTGTTTCCTCAAATTCACCATTGTAGCGCGCATACTGGCTTTCATAGATATTATGACACATTTAAATATATCTTTGACGGTGCCGCGCTAGGTCAATATAATTTTGGTGTAGATAAAATTCATACTCATAATATAATAATACAGAGGGCGCAAGATAAAATTGAATTAAATCTAAATACCTGGGTCTACGGTGATTTAGAATGGCATACACGTGATGGACTTTTACTACCGTATTTTAAATCACAGCGCGGATTAATACCTGTTGCAAATTTACATATACATTCTAAGAATCTGTGCGCCGCGGCATCGGATAGAAATAATTCTATTGAGTTTGACATCGTTACATGTATCGGACCTAATGAATATGCACTGTGCGATGAAGTCATACAGAATTTTAAGAAATATATTAGTTCTTATAGAAAGATCTATATTATCGCCGCATCTGAGCTACTTACTTTATGCTCGGAGGAGACACTACAATTATTTGAATTTGTTGACGAAGCAACGTTTCCTTTCAGTAAACAAACTATACATGATATATTGAATTTGAAGCATCGCTCAGGCTGGTATTTTCAACAATTATTGAAATTATATAGTGTATACACTATTAAAAATCTATTAGATAATTTTGTTATTATTGATTCCGACGTACTATTTCATAAACCAATGAAATTCTACCAAGGAGATAATCAAATTATGTTTAATGTAAGTGGCGAACACCATATGCCTTATTTTAACCATATGGAGAGACTCGTCCCAAATTTATATAAGCGTGTCCCACTTTCAGGCATATGTCACTTTATGCCTATGAAAAAACATATTATAATTGATTTGATAAATTGTGTAGAGAAACATCATAAAGCACAATTCTGGCGGCTATTTATAGAATTAGCAGATCCGTTGGAGGAATCCGGTGCCTCCGAATACGAAATTCTGTTCAATTATACCCTTAAGAATTTTCCACGCGAATGCGTTATTAATAAATTAGAATGGCTCAATGAATCGGTTGGTAACCGCGAATTCAACGGCTACTATGAAGCCAGACATTGGTATCGCAGGTCTTAGATTCGTGTTGCGACGAACAGATATTCAATCGTGTTCGGCTCCAGATCTTTTTGCGAAGCGAAACGCTTATAAGGAATTTCGATGCGGCGAACCTGCCAGCCCGTTGCCGTAAAGAGTGCAGTGATTTCAGCATGCGACAGAATGCCCTCTTGGTTATATGAGAGGGCTACGCGGCGCGCTGGTGTACCCTCAAGAATTGTTTTCAATGCGTTGGTTGCTGTTTTTGTCGAGCACCATGCCGACTTTTTATAACCTGTCGTGGGAATACCTGTAATACCCGCCACTTCGAATGTGTTCGCAGAAATATCCACAATTGCGTTCAGTGGAAAGTAATTTGCTCCGTATTGTCGCTGATTATACGGAGGATCGAGGTAGAGAAGCGTTGTTGGCTCAATAATGGCGCCATCCAAACACAATTCTTGTGCATCACGTTGAAAGACTTGGGCTCGACGGGCTGCCGATTGAATTGGGCGCAGCGTAATTGGATTGGTTGCCGAATTTTTAAAATCCTTCAAATAGGCTCCGTAAATTGAGGCTACATTTGCTATAGAATCTGCTGCGGACACTAAAACGCCTTTAAGATAATTGCACTCTTGTTGTGTGTAGTTTTGTGAGCGCAAGGCAATACGAATTCCGTCAATTTTCTGCGCGTTGAGAGTTGTAAAATAGCGCCTGTTTCCAAGTTCAGAATAGGTTGTAGTAATTGCACCTGTTACTGGTATTACTAAGTTAAGAGCGTTGACCAATTGTGTAGCCGTAGGCGGCGGCGGCGGATTAAATTGTGCATGTAGGACAGCCACCGAAAAATTCTCCCAATCATTCACCATGACGGCTTTTACATGCGGCGCCATTTGAACCGCAAGAGCGCCAGTACCGGCAAAAGCGTCGCAAAAAGTATAGCCGGATAGGTCTGTCCACTCCTTATTAAACTCATTAACGAGCCGTTGGGCTAGCGAGCGTTTCGAGCCTATGTAATTTAGAACCATCTGTTATGATAACAGTTGTTTACTGCGGATTTTAACCGAAATAATTTGATATGTCTACCTTTTCCAGTTCGACCCGTTGCGCATTTGTCAACTTAATAAATGGTATATTCTTTGTTTCTTCGGGCTTATCACGAATGCGTTTAACGATACATTCAGAATCATAGTCGCTTTTTGTTACGTCCCAACATATCTCATGTAAACGATACATTGTTTTAGACGAATCCAATAATACTATATTTGCGTTTAAATTATCATGTAATACAATTTGTAGACAAACATAGATTGTTAAATACACATCCTCGTGATTCTTTTGATTATAAATGTGTTTTGTCGGTACATCTGTTCTTGTTTGTTCTACTATATTTCTATACTGTAAAAATCCCATTTCGATTGCCCGTCTGTATTCATTCGCCCATGCGCGTACTATTGTTGAATTCTTGGGTGCCATGATAAACCAGCTTTCGACAAACGATCTCTTATCGTTATTTATGAGTGCTCTTGGTGTATAAAAACCTGTAAATTGGCTACGATTGTGTACAGTCTGTTTGTACAACTCTTCAAAATCGTGCTCAGAATTAATAATAATACTTGCGTCCAGCCAGCAGCCCCCGTATAATGTAAGTAGCGACACGCGTATCCAATCTGACTTATGTGTTGGGCTCAGATTTTCGTAATTTTTTGGAAAGTCATGCAGGAAATTGTGAACAGTGTTCTCATTCAGAACATGGAACTGCCATGTTTTTAAAATTTGCTGGCGCGCGATAAGCATCTTTTGTATAAGCGGGGGGATAGCTTCTGAGTGCCAATACGCCCATATAATTTTTGGAACGGGGTGTTCATTATATTTATAGAGTATATATGCAACAGCAATTATAAATAAGATGGTTAGCGAGGTATATAAAAACTGCTTATGTTTTAAAGATAACATTCCTATTGTATATCTTTAAAATCTATCACCTTACTTTACTGCTTCCGTGTCTTTCGTCGGGTTCTTCTGCCCCCATTCTTCGATAAAGCCGCGTAGGCTTTTCTTGAAGCCAAATTAGTAAAAAATTTATCACGATTTGGAGGTATAGTTCTAAAGGCAAGATGGTGAAGTTCATTTTCACGACCGATGTTCTTAATACGCAGATGTGCCACCATACGCCTATATTCATCGTCCTTCAGTTCATATTGAAATATTGCGTAATTCGATTGACCACCCGTATTTACCAGTTTTTTAGTATCCACAAGTCGTGACGGGTCCAATGTAAGGTTTGTCTCTTCCCACACCTCGCGAAGAGCAGACGCCTCGATGGATTTATCTGTTAGCTCATACGAACCTTTTGGAAAGCCGAATTTGCCCCGCCGACCCTTTTCAACAAACCGCGGCTTCGCTGAAATTTTACCGGGCTTACTAGAATTCTTGAGATTACCAAATGTTACACGACCAATATCGTAATCGGCAAACGTTTGTTCAAGCTCCACACACGATTGTATAAACTTTCTTCTAGCTGCCGTCAGTTCCTTATAAGAATCGATTGAACCAGGAGCTTCAAAGGCAGAAAATATATCGATATCTTCGACCGATTCAAAATTTTTAAAGAATGGGTTATCGGCGACATATGAGGTCTCCTCACCAGTTATATATTCGTTAGGCTTACCTGTTTTATAGATAAGCACTATCGCTCCGGACGCGTCAACCCCAGCGAGTGTCTTACCCGTCGGCATCTATCATGTGTAGTTTTATTTAATGGCTTAAATAAATCCACATAATAGGTAGCAATGAAAGCGGTACTGCTTGTCACTGGAAATATACGAACCTATGAATTGTGCGCCGAGTCATTTGAGCGGCTCTGCCTACGGCATGATCCAGATATCTTTATTTGTATGTCAAATAGAGAATTTGACCTTCATCCGTATATTAAACAAAACTTACAATTTTATAATGACTCCATGCTAAGTCTAGAGCAGATTAAAGCCAAATTTAGACCAGAATTTGCCTCTAGAATCAAAAGCCTTACTGTTATTGATAAGAATGACGAAGATGCTAAAATAACAAGTGAATATTTACATTTATTTGATAGTAAAAAGGACTGGACTGGTATTGATATATTTAAGCAATTTTATAAATTCACTTTGGCGATTGAACAAATAGAGACCTACGAAAACGCGGGTAATTTCAAATATGACTATGTAGTTAAGACGCGCTTTGACCTTGATATAAACGTAGATACATTGCCTGAAGTCCTACAACATAATTGTATATACACAGGGATGCAATCTGTACAAGAGAAAATAAGTGATTGGATATTTGTATGTGACAAAATAGACATGTTAAAAACAATTACGCGCGGTGTTACAGATATGTTTATGTCTAACAGCGGTGACGCCACAATATACGAAAATATACACACAATGCTTTCTCATATTTTAAAAACAGCAAATATAAAATCTATCAATAGCATTGAATGCGGGCTTAATAAAAACTATAACAACGTATTTGATACAAAAATCACTCTTGTAACATGTTTTTATAATATTGGTCGTGATAGATGGGATGTACTATCGCGCCCCGTCGATATATATTTTGCTAACTGTGAAAAGGTGTTAAAACAGCGTAACCCTATATGTATTTTTACGACCGAGGAGTACAGAGAGCGCTGCACTACAATACGTAGAAAGACCGACCCGCTTTTGATTTACACAAAGATTATCGTGTTGCCTTTTAATCAATTACAGTACTACGATAAGCGCGATGTAATTGAGGCAGTGCAGAGAGATGTTTCAACAAAGATACATGGTCATGTTGGCGAACCTGAATTTACAAAACCAGATTATATATTGGTAATATGTAATAGACCGTATTTTTTAAAACATGTGGCTCTAGAAAATCCTTTCGGCTCGCAGATTTTTCAATGGGTTGATTTTGGTATCCATTCGAGTCTAATACCAGAGGACGCTGATAAGGTTTTTAGTAATATTTATTATAAATCCGATAAAATTCGTATGGTCGGATTCAGTTTGAATAAAATTATAGACGATAGGGAAACTTACTACAATACACACAACATGACTGTAAGTTCGGGTCTCTTAGCCGGTGACAAAACTAGTATTTGTAGACTCTGCGATCTTTTTCATGACGAATTTAGTGCCATGTTGGAGTTAGGACTTATTAATCAAGAGCAATATATTTTATACTACTTGTATTGTAAGAATCCGGAGCATTTTGATTACTATATATGTAGTGAATGGAATTCGGTTGGTCCAACATATCTAACTAAGAATAACGTTCGTATCGCTCTATGCATGTCAGGACACATACGGACGTATGACTTATGTAGAGATAATATTAGAGAAAAGATTATTACACCGCTTCTTAACAGCGGTCTTCGTGTAGACATGTTTTTGTCTTCATGGTCCGAACCCGGCTGTGAAACTAATATACACGACTTTACCAAATACGAATTTGAAATACAAGATGCAGATTTCTTTATGAAAAATTACTATACAGATAAATGGACTCAGTATTCACATTTGGCTGGCGCAGAAACAAGTAGCAACGCAGCCAGCATGTTATATAAAATGTCGCTAGTATATGATATGGCTATCAAACATTCCTTAGAGACTAATTTTACATACGATATCATTATGCGTATACGTCCTGATATTAAATACGACCATTGCATCGATCCAAACTATATTAGAGAGTGTCTACTTGATAAATCTGTTATCTATATGCCTGAGCGTGACGGTCGCTACGCGCTTGTAACAAAATGTATTTCAGATTTATTTTTCTTCGGCTCAGAGCAGCCTATGAGACATGTGATGAATACATATAAGTCGATACGCATGTTATTTAACGAAGACTGTCCGCATACATGTGAAGGGGTCATCTGGAAACAAATAGAACTACACAAGACCAGACTTTACAGATTTTTATTATCGTATGGCATTTTACGCAAAGATTTAACCTTTGTCAAGATGTAGTGTAGAAAGACGCACTTAAAAGTTCGACATGTTAATAATATAATGGCGCGCACAATTTTATCATTTGACATGGGAATAAGGAATCTTGCTTTTTGTCTTGCTGACGTGAGCGGGTCCTCCTTTTCTGTTCTAGCATGGAACAACTACGATTTGTTGGCGGGTAGCGATTCTCAGACGGCATCGCGTTGTAGTTGTGGTGGTCCACCTTCGTGGACTGACAGCGACTTGTTATGGTGCAAACGGTGTGTGAAAGGTAAGAAAACCAGTAAGGCTGGTTTGCCTGCGGGTACTTCGCTAACTGTAAAATCTCTAAAAGAACTCGGCGCGGTTGAGAACTGGACCCTGTGCGCAAAACCGAAAAAAGAGGACTACATAGCGTTTGTATCTGCCAAGTATTTGCTACCTTACACAAAGCCGAAAAACACTATGAAAACCGACTTGACTGTTTTACATACTGCACTCGAAGCGTTTTTGGATATACATCTCACAGACTTTGCGCGATGCTCCATTGTTCGTATTGAAAACCAGCCGGCATACGATGCACCCACAATGAAGTCAGTTCAGATGATGCTTTTCAGCCTTTTGCTTCATCGCCTTCGAGCCGAAAAGGCTTGGACCGGTAAAATTGTCTTCGTGCACGCGTCTAAGAAAACGGAGGAGGCACAAGAGGCGGTTGATGCTGCCGGTGGAGATTATAAGGCGCGCAAGGATACTGCCGAGCGTCTTGTGCTAGAGAAAATCAAGGACGGACCGTGGCGCGAATTCTTCATGAGCAAAAAGAAGCGCTCCGACCTTGCCGATGCATTTTTGATGTGTCTGCGTTCTTAGACAAAAAATCACCTAAACCGCATATGTAAAAGGAATCAAAGATGAGCAGCCCCGGCGACCTTTCATCACTCAAGAATTTCGCCTCAAATACGGCAAATATTGATGACATCATCAGCCTAGATATTACAGATTTAGGTCAAAACGGAACACACAACCTTGATATGGATCTTTTGGCAAACCAGAAGAAGGTTGGTAGTCCTAAGACGCCTATGGGAGGTAACAGCATGGTTTCTGCGAGCCCGCATGTATCCACCGGTCCGACATTTCAAATCAATAATCCGCCGCCCTCTGCGCCGTCGATTGCTGAGGGTATAGATTTTGTCAATCTAGAAGACACACAAAAGACCTTTTCGGTGAGTGCACCGGCAGGCAGCGGCGGTGATTCGATTCATATCAATCGTTCGGCAAATGTAGGGTTTGCTTCTGAACTTGGCGGCTCTGAAGCTGCACCCGCCTCTGTTCCCGTAATGTCGCCGGAGCAGGAGACGACCGAGAAGACGGCTCTTCTGAATAAGCTACGGCGGCTGGCGTCCAAGGGTATTGAGGGAAACCGCATGAACTTGACGAACTCACTCGAGGAAATCAAGGCTGAATACGCGCGACTTGTAGATAGTCGCAATTTGGAAGCGAGTATCAAGTTTCAGCGTAACGCTCTTCTGACGTGCGTGACGGGTATGGAGTTTCTGAATCAGAAATACAATCCCGCTGATGTAAATCTCGACGGTTGGTCGGAGTCAGTCAATGAGAATCAAGAGGACTTTGATGAGATCTTCGAGGAGCTCTACGATAAATACAAGGACAGAAGCAAGGTTGCGCCTGAAATTCGTCTTGTTATGACGCTCGGCATCAGCGCTGCTATGTGCCACGTAACCAATTCGTTCTTCAAGTCTAAGATGCCCGGTATGGATGAGATCTTGAAGAAGAATCCTGAGCTTGCACGGCAGTTCGCGCAGGCTGCCGCATCACAGGCGGTCGGTCCTGGCTTCGCGAACTTCGTAAGCATGGGGCAACCTGGGCAGCAGCAGCAGCGGCAGCAGGAGCCTGTGGGGTATCAGCAGCAGGGGCGCGGCGGCACGTGGGCGGAAGAGGTGGCTCAGCCGCCGCCGCCGAGTCCGAAGCCGCAGACGGCGCGCCGTGAGATGAAGGGACCCACTGGTGTTGAGGACATCTTGCGTGCATTCGAGTCGGAGGATCGCACACCTGCGCAGCCCGGATTCTCGCCGCCTGTACGTAATGATTTGGATGGCTCAGAAAGCATCTATACATCCACCACAATGAATGCATCCGAGTCGGTAGCGCGTAAGGGTGCGCGTGGCGGTAAGCGCAAGACCAACGCGCCCGCGGCTGGCTCCACGATTGATTTGAATGTATAACTATTTTTATACATTTTTGATAAAATTGAAATCATATAGTATTTAATATTTGATTTCAGTAAGAACCTCATTCAAAGAAAATGAGTTCCTCTAGCGTTGACCGTGGCTCAAAAGCCTCTGTATCCGGAATCGCGTATGAGAAGAAGATTGCCGCGGCGTGCGCGAAGGTCAAGTCACCTCACTGTGCGCTCGCTTTCCACACGGACCTGGCGCTCGGCGGCTGTGGTGCCGATGTCGACATTCGTCTTAACTGGAAGAAGGCGAACGACGTCTGGCTTGAGGCCAAGAGGCCTACACCTGACTGGATGCAGATGAAGCTGCATCGCGATGAGGCGGGCGTTTGGCGCGGCGCCGACAGCTGTAAGATTCCGGCGGCGAGCCGCGAGCTCTTCGAGGCTATTATCGGGAGCAAGCAGCTCTTCGGTGGAAAGACGCCCACGTTTCTCGAGCGCCGCGTGACCTACCCCGAGTGGGTCGAAATCAAGGCGGCAAATCCCGAGTTCAGTGATGTCTACATCACGTGTGAGCCTAACACCATCTCGGACCTCTACAGGGCGAAGGGTTGTGCCTACATTCAGGTAGACGGCAAGGGGCTCTTCCACACTGGCGAGGACGTGTGTGGCTTTGGTGTCCCCTACTTCAAGTGCGAGCAGCGCATTCGCATTCGCATCAAGGTGCATGGGCGCAAGCTTGGCGGACATGCGCTTCTTTCCGTTATGGCAGCAGCACAACCAGTTAAACTGGATACGCTGACTCCGTCCCCTTATAGCCTCGACAACATCGCTAAGATGCCGCCACCGCTTCAGGTCGCCTCGTGATTGGGTTCGTGACTGGACTCGTGATGCTCCTCCTCGTGATGCTCCTCCTCGTGATGCTCTTCATGGTGCTCGTCTTCGTGATGAAGATGGTGGTCCTCTGCGTGTTTCTGTACAGCCTTCATCTTCTCATCGTATGTCTTATCAGCATCCACTTTTTTAGACTCATCGGTGCGCCAGCCGGGAATTAAACACAAACTGCTGTTTTCGTTCGCAAAGAGCCATAATACTGAAAGTACTAGCGCTGTCGCCCAGAACGCCACTGCTAAATTACGTGTAGCGATAAACATGACCGCGAACAGGATAAACGGGCGAACGTAGGGTTGCGCCAAAAACCATTCTTGACGTTTGGTCAGTTCCATTGATAAAAATCGACCACCCAAGTTTAAAAAGATGTAGAAAACACCAATTATATATGGATTTCCGTTCAGAACGGTCAATGTAGCTGATAATGGGTCCAGCGGAGGGGGAATTGGCGGGGGCATAAATCCCGCCGCCACCGCCCCAGACCCTCCAACAACTTGAATAATTGCGGGAACTCCGCTTTTTTGAACCCTTCTTGGCATTCCCTGTTACGGTATTCGGTTTTACTTTGATGTGCTCACTAGGTGTACATCTGCTATTAGAAAAAATACGATTAGAAACCATAAAAGTGTAACAGGAATACTATATCTAGATACAACAATCAGTAGAAGCCCAAGTATAATACGAAAGAGGGGCTCTCTGGCGTACGTACGCAGTGTTTCATCGTAGTGTTGTTCAAACGGGAGCGTAAGGAAGAGAACGAACCATCCAAGAACGAGGATAGTTGTAAATTCTATGATACGGTATCCGCTGCTCATTGTGCCTCTGATTGTTAACTATAAAATCCAACTCATGTCTGCTTATTAGGCTTGTATGGGGTACGTTGAAACCTCCTTCTCGCGAATAGCGACTGGCTTCTCATGTAAGACCTTTTCAACAAACCACTTCTTGTGTGTGGTTACCCAGTCAATTGTACCAGATGGTACAAATCCCTCCGTGCCGGGGCTCGTCTTTGGTAGCGCCGTTTTTGGCGCAATTCTGATAAGATTTACCAGACAGAATGCTATGGCAAATGCTATGGGATATTCTTTCATAGATGCTAAACCGGCGACAACTAACATTCCCACTAGGAAGATGAGTGGATTTGACACTTTGGAATGATATTCCACCGGTATTATCTCAATATTTGAGCCGACTATAACAAGGGCTAGTGCCACCAGCCAATCTACCTGGACTGGTGGTAACCACATTGGCGGTTGCTTTCCACCTACTGCTTGCATTCCTGAAAAAGGGACCGGTTATATTCCGGTTAGTGGATTCTTGTAATCATCCAGCACCTTACGTGGGTCAAATGTATCGGGAACTGTCTGATATTTTCCATAGACGCGCTTATTCAAATCGTACACAATCTGTAAGCCTTTTGTAAAATCGCTTTTTATGAAAAGCAAAAGCGCCCTGTAGTTCTGTGCAACTTGTAGTTCTGTCGGAGGTTTCTCCTCTTCTGGTTCAGCAGCCTTCTTTAATATTGAATATGTTATGAGATTTACATCATTATTGTCATAACCCTCCCTTATATTCTTATGATACCAAAAATTTGCAGTAATCAAGCAAATTCCTAAGACTAACACGACTCCAGGAAGCCAATCAGGGACCTTCATTTCTATCTGTGCTTGGGAACTTCATTTGAAAATACACACACAAAGTAGGGTTAATCTTCCACGAAGGAGGATGTCGTATTGTACTTTAGAAGAAGCATTTCAAACAAGTATTTCCGACAGCGTACTGCCGCCAGTACGTCAACAGCTCGAAGAGCCGAGCAATAGAGGCGAACGGGGGCGACTCAAGCCCCGCAGAAACAAGCGCTCTACTTTACCACCACCCGAAGCCGGTGTTATCGAACCTGATAGACCGGCGCACAGACCCAAGGAACCCGCCGAGCTTCTTGGTGGCGGGATGCCCGTAAACGAAACTTCAACGAGTCTCTCATCCTATCTAATCGGCGCTGCCGACCCCGGTGAAGACTACTTCCCCTATCCTAATGGTGCTGGATCTGAACCCGGATTTGACAAACAATTTCTACTTGAACCCAACTGGTATGAGCAGTTCCAAGAGCGCACACCGAGCCCTCGTGCCGAGACGCCACACCTTCCCGGACCTTTGGTCGATGGATATAGTACGTTATATCAACAAATCCCGCCACCCAGATCTGCGACTGATATTAAACGTAACATGGTGAGCCCGACAGCTTTACCAGGTCAGCCAACAACGATGGCGGGAGCATCTACAAATGACCCAGAGTTACGCAAGCGCATCGACGATCTATTTTCCAAAATTGACCAACTCGATGTTTCTCGCACCGAATCAAACCATTCTGAAATCATTCTGTTCGTTATGACCGGTATCTTTGTCCTTCTTATGTTGGATTTGCTGCTGAAGCAGGGCTGTCGTGCACTAGGAACGATTGTAAATGCTACAACCGTGAGTGCACAGAGACCAGTTTTCGGTGGAATGTATAGTAACCCATTCTTTTTGTAGTCGAATGAATATTTTATATCGGTAGTGATATCTACTGATATAAAATAGCTATATTGAAATCATATAAAAGTCACCTTTTTAACACTATCATAATTTGACGACGGGGGTGACACATATTGCTGTGTCGTTTTCTTTATCACCGGTTTTACGGGTGCCTCCAATGTGGGCTGCTGCTTCTGTTCAATAGCATTTTTCATTGTTACAACGATTGGGCTCCGCTCTTCTTTATATAATGTATCATGCTTACGCCACGAAATCCAAAGAAGGCTTGGTGGATAATACTGAACCTCAAAGTTGGAATGGCGTAAATTCCAGACAATATAAAGTATACAGTCGCGCATATTAAATCGGGGAACTCCCATAACAAATTCGGGTACCTGAAAAAGTAACGATTTGTCATTTTGAGGCATTCGGGATATGGTTCGTATCTTTGTATGCGCCTGTTCGAGTATATTGTTATAGGTTTTCAGTTTTAAAGTATCCCGCCTCTCTTGGTCTGAATACAGACTCTGAGGGTCTAATTGCGGCGGCAACGCGCTCATTAGTTGATGATGTCATTTTGTTATTAGGTATTTTCCGCTTAAAAAATCAAGAAGATAAGCCTAGTAGCTGATGCCGAAACATCTCGTTTTTGCTGGTGGGGGACCTCGTGTGCTCGTGTTTCTCTCATCAATTGAAGTTTTAACTAAACATAAAATGTTAGGTGAGGTTAAAAACTACTGGGGAAACTCATCGGGTGCCCTTCTCGCAACCTTGTTGAGCATAAACACACCCCTGCCAAAAATTCGCTCCTTGTTTGAAACGTTCGATTTTACTAAGCTACGTGATATAGAACTATCTAATATAATGTCGTTTGGTGAAAACTGGGGCTTAGATTCTGGGACAGCATTTTATAAAAATGTTAAAGAGATTCTTGAAGAGGTAAAACCAGGTTCATCAAAGTATACGTTACAAGAGGTTCCTAGTCTACATATTACTGCAGCCGATTTGACTGCAGGAAAATCAATCGTTCTAGACAGTAAAACATCACCTACTCTCAAACTTATTGATGCACTTCGTGCCACAACATCTATTCCGTTCTTCTATACACCCTTTCGTAACCCCATAAATAACCATATTTTGGTTGATGGTGCGGTAGGTTATAATTTTCCTTGGATGATGTTGCCCTCGGATAATGACAGATTGACCGCGCTCGGATTTGATTATCATACAAACAGTTGGCAGAACGGACCTGGTTCATTAAGTGAATATATACCGACAATTTTACATTTTCGTGAACGTTTATGGAATTCATCAGTATTAAAACCAATAGGACCGAATATTTTACGTTTCAAAGCAGTAGGATTTCCAGCATGGCATCTCGCTCTTAAAAAAGAAGACCGAGATGAATTATTTACAATTGGTCGCACCGAGACTGAAGCCTGGGTTACACAACATTCTTCTTCAAAAACAGCTGCAGTCCCTGTAACGTCCGCTCGCCCGCGTACTCTTCAACAACCTGACCCTTCGGGTCGTACAGGATTACCGTCGGGTAGCCGCGGACATTCACCCCCTTCATCAACTCCTTATCAGAGTCCGCATTTACCGTTTGAATATCCACTGTCGAAGCGCCGATGGTCTGTGTAGAACCGAGCTTTGCGAACTCGGGCTTGAAAACCTTACAATGTCCACACCAGTCCGCGTAGTAGAGAACGAGCTTGTGATTGCCTGAGCCGGCGAACCCCTCACCTTTAACCAGGTAGGACACGTACACACGATAGACAACCCAGAGACCTACGAGGACTAGTCCAAGATAGAGCGCCATTTCACTCGATACATAGTTGGTCATTTTACCATATTGACAGATTTTTCTGTAAAGACATACGCATTTCAGAAAAATATGATTTAACGGGTTGATATAGAGACTAAATTCAAGTATGTGGCTTCTACGTAAAGGACGCCTTATCCGGGTAGACCTCTATATCGATCCTTGCTGGAGCGAATCAGAAATATGGTCTATGCGAAATATGTATTGCCGCTTTCGTAGCGAAGGACTTTCCGATTCAGAGGCTATAAGTCTAGCTTCTGTAAAACTATGGAAAGAGAAATGGGCTGGCACTCGCTATATTGACCGCGTTGAGATGTCTGTAAAGAACGCTACTCTTTAGAAAAGCGCGCGTTGCGTTGTAGGCGCAATGTCTCGCGTGCGGCATTCTTCTTTGCACGACACGTTTTTACATTCGGGCTTGTCTTCTTACCGCAACCCGATGAAAACGTTGAAACCTCTTTACACAGACCGCTGAACGAATCATGTGGTGCGCTTTCTGCCATTGATTTACAAATTGTCTGCTCCATCTTAAAGAGCCAATTTAGAACGGCACGCTTGCCATTTTTAACCGGTGCTTTTCCATGCAGTCTAGCGGCTTTTTTCCAGACTGTACGCCATTGCTCAAACGGTAGAACATCTCCAAGGAGGTCCCACCATTTCTGTATATACGGCAGACGCTCCTTGTAGTTCATTGTATTCCACTTGTTCCTAAGAACAGGTGTTGAGAGATCGGTGGGCGCATCCTCCATAGGTGTTGAGGCGGAGGTTTTTGAGGGTGTCGTATTTGCTATGGAGAAAAGGAAGTCCCACCCTAGTATTTGCGTCGAGGCGCAGGGCATCGTGGTCCACTGCTCATAGCGATTTTGGATATCTGTATACGTGGGGTCGGGTTCAACTGATATGCTCTGCTTTCGGAGTTTATTGTTCACTTCATTATGAATATGATAGAGCCATTTTCCCATTTTATCGTACTCGTTTGGAATGGGTCTATCCTCATAATATTCAGATAGCGATTTACGGCAGAATTTACAGGGTAGAACATAGGGCACCAGCTCAAATACTGTTCTAATATGTTTAAATGAACGCCCTCCTAGAGGGGCTTCTAGTGTTAAATGGAGCAACCTCCATCCACTTGGACCCCAAAAACGAGTATCCATCCCTACTTTTGTGTAGAAATTATTATCAAGCGTAGCTTGAAAGTGTCCACGCCGCAGGTCCTGTCGATGTGACGCGGCTCAACTGATACATAATATCTAGAACCATTACGTACTGGTACAACCGCGGTAACATTCGTATTCCGTTGAGCAGGGCTACGACCGGCGGAGGACATTATACTATTGTATTAGAGTATAAAGTAAGAGTCTTTGTTACCTATAATGGCAGTCTGCTACTGTCTTGTTCGCAGTGACTCGGGAGCAACTTATATTGGTGCTACTGTTGACATGGACCACCGCTTGCGACAACATAATGGCGAACTGGCTGGCGGGGCGCATTACACTTCCGCGGCTTTGCCCAGTGGTAAGACATGGCTTCTTGCCTGTACAGTGGGTCCGTTTCCGACGTGGCAGGCGGCTCTACAGTTTGAGTGGAAGTGGAAGAACGTTTCACGGAAGCGGCCTGAAGGACCGCTGGGGCGCAGGATAAGAGCCGCCATTATGATACTGAATATGGATAGACCGACATCAAAAGCAGAACTGTTTGAAACGTACGCACCCCTGACTGTCTATATCTTTAAGAAGACAGTCGAGACCGACTGGCTTTTAAATGAGCCGATGCGTTTTGCTGTTGTGGAATCGGTAGTGTAGTTTGTGACTCCGAATATCGTATACAGTCGTATTGTATATTCTTTTGTATTAGTTTTAACGACTTTTTATTTAACATGTCTAACAGATACCCTTCAGACGTAATGCTTGTTTGCTCCGAATATTCTTTTAATGAATCAAAGAGTGTTCCGTAGTACAAAATAGTATTTACTGTACCGATACATAGCCTATCATTACAACCAGAATAGCTGTCTCTCTCTGGTATTAGTATAACACCATCACGTAGCTCATCAAACCATTTAATATCTACTTTCGTTTTCAGCATCATATCTGGTCTTATAATAATTGCATAGTCGTACGCATCTTTATTTTTCTCAAAAAGTTTCGTTATTTGTTTTTTTGAATAGAGAGCTAGACACATATTTCGTATTAAATACTTTGTCATCTCTGGTGTCTTGTGTCGCCAATTGCCTAATTTTGTATAATACTCTTCAAAGTTCATATTTTGTACGATATCTTGTTGATTGTCATAAATGTAATACGTAGGTTTTAGTAGCGCCTCTACATCCTCGTTAATGTAGTTTTGTGTGTGTTCTTGAGCCCACATATTATTGTATTCACCTTGTATCTTATATGTGTGTATGTACGTATCATATTCGTATGAGTTATCGCGCAAGACATTAAACAGATTTGTCTGCAGCGATTGTATTGTTCTGTGTAAAGAGCGTGTTAGTCCGAAAAATAGAACGGCTACTTTCTTTTTCTTTATCCTTTCCATACTTACTATGTAATGAAAGAATAAATGGTCATATGATTATAAACCAAACGCAGTCGTGGACGCCAACATCGGTCTGACGGTGCTCTGCGGCTCGTATGCCGCCTTACACTGAACACGCGGCTCGGGGCAGGGCTGTACCTGGACCGGTGGGCAGGCGGGGCACGGCTTGGGGTCAGGGCAGTTCGGCGTGGGGCAACGGGGGCGCGGGCACGGTGGGCACTCACCAATCTTGCACGGCTTAGAGCACGTGCTGATACAGGGGGCGCACTTGGGCACCGACGATTTGAGCACATACTTTGACATGTCTGGCTGCGCGGGGCACTCCGTCTTCAACATGTAACGGCTCATGTCGGGCATCGGTGGGCACGGCGGCACCGTCGATTTTAATACATACTTGGTTGGATCGGGTACAGGGCACGGTCTTGTCTCAGGGCATACCGCCGGGAGTCTTGATAATGCTGCTTTATTCATGCTGTCCGGACCGGTAACCTGGTCAACACTCGGCACAGATTTTGGGCAGCCACACGATGGCGCGCATTTCTGGCACATCGGGCACTGTTGTGCCGGTGCGCATCCGGATGGTTTTGCGACCTCGCATTTACAATTCGTCTTTGTGTGTCCGCAGACATTGCATTGTCCGCCCATAGCGAAACCTTCAACTTTGTTAGTTTTGCGTCCGAGAAGGTAGCCTCCTAGAAGAGCCAGAACGGCTACGAGTACGAACGCGGATAGCGTATATGAGAAGGCACTTGTCTTCATCCCTATTGACTGAGAAGGTTTATTTCGTCAAGTGAATGACCGGCGTCTGCATCTGTGCAATATCCTCTTTCGGGCAACCAAACATTTCAGGGTACCAGCCGCCCCACGTGTTTGAGAGCCGATTGCACACCATCTTGTAATTCCCTCGCCAAGAGTATTCGGGGCTCACATCCGTTTCTGGGTTACCCACACAACCAAACTCCTTGGGGTCTCCTAATCCGGAATCGCGAATCTGCGAGCAGAGAAATATGGCTCTGCTCTTGTAATCGGCGGTGCCCACTTTACTATAATCGAAACTTGCTAATGAGGCGCGATTCGCAATTGATTCTGTTGTAGGTTCGTAGCCCGGGCGAATGCGCCAATCACTGGAACTCGTTTGTGGCAGATTCTGAAGTAATTCTTGCTTGACCGGAACTTGCGTATTGATAGTCGGACCATCGCCCAGAGGCGCAGCCTGTTGGTCAAATGGCTCATATGGCGTCAGACTGTGTTTGCGGGACATAGCATCTTGTCTGTGAGCTGACGCCTGATTTCTTAGCCCATCCAGTTCAATGAGAAGCGCTTTTTGTGCCTCACCCTTAACTTTACCAGACTCTATCTGATTTGTGATATGAGTCATACGGTCCAGTGCTGTGCGATGTAATGTTGTGTTAGGGTCGTATCCGACGTGAACATCCCATGATAAATCTTGTACAGCTCTGCGGAATTGGCTTAATGCTCCAATATACGCGGCACTCGTTGGTGGTTGTAATGGGAAACCTCCAGCCGCCTGCTTTTTAGCAAGTGCTGTCGCCTTCTTAGCCGCTGCCGCCTTCTGCGCCTTCTTTAACATAGGCAACGGTGTCACCTTAGAAGTCGATGTCTTGACTTCCGCCAAGAACTTGTTGAGTTGCTTTTTGTTGAACGGTAGCTGGCTTATCTTCAGCTCACCGCGGCGTATTTTACCTACTAAATCTTGTAAATCGATGGATACCATGTCCAGCGTCGAGGCACGCTTCTTGAGATCCGTCGATGATGAACGTAAGGAGTCTATGCGCTTCTTCTCGGCTTTCGCTCGTACAATCGCGTCTTCAAGATCAGCCAACGATATTTCCATCTTTGCTTCCGCCTGCGTCGCCTTCTTTGCCGCTACTGCTGACGTGGGGAGAACGCCTTGACGCAAACCAATAATAACCTTTTCGTATTTCGCTCTCTCTCCGCTGATGAACACTTGAGAATCAACAATATTACCTGTATCAATCTGAGCCTGTATCTTAACATTATATGAAATAGCATTCGCGTGCAAATACTGTAGTTCAGTATTAGCAGCAGCCTTCACGATATTCTTTTCATATAACTGATTGAATGTCTTTAGTGTGTCGCGGAAGGCGATTAAATCTTTTAGATTCGCTAACCCTTCTTTTGAATTCGCAACTGTCGACCCTGGCATTGTGTTTGGTGTAGAACCTGTACCGGCTGCTTGTGGTAGGGTAGCACCCATATTCATAGCGGGGTCTGTGTTCGGCAACATACTACTTGTGCTAACGAGAGACCAATTCGTCGGATCCAAAACGGCAGTCCCCACCCTTTTTAAGGCAGTTGTATACGCAAGTGTGCCGGGCACCTGGTTTTTCAGAGGATCTACACCACCGGGTAGCGTGAATTTATAAACACTCGGAGCCGAGCTTTTGGACCCCTTAATCGCAGCTAGCGCCGCATAAAAGGCACTAGAACCTATAGCACAATTTGCTAACGGACCCGTTTGAATTTTTGCCGACGAATCAAAGACAGCGTCGCTGTTCGTACCACATCGACCTACAACAAATCCTTCATGCGTCTGCCGTTGATTACGTGTGTATAAGGTATAAACGAAAAATCCAATCAAGAGCACTCCAAGTAGTATCAGGGTCAATTGCAACGGTTGGACCATCCCTCCTGTGCTTACTTGAGATTACATCCGTAACAAGGTATGCTGTCCTTTCTGATGTAGTCACTTAGATCGGGAACCGGCGGACATTTACGTGGAAGATATACCTTCTTTATTTTTGTGATAACTCTTGGTGCCGCTTGATACGGCTTTCTGTTGTCGTTTGCGTTGACGTCGCGCGCTGACGGTTTTACGATTTGCTCACCCTGTACATCCGATATTGTCCGCTCATTTAAAAGCGGTTCGGGAGCCGGTTTATTTACTGGAAGAGCAGTTACGGGGGCTCTAACGGGTGACGTAGTAGGACGGTCTGTCTGTAGGTCCGGGGTGGTAAAAGCGCCAAGTATTGATTGAAGTGAAGCCGGATCTAAACCACCCATAGCAGTCGACGCCTTTGTCGATAGTTGACTTTCATCGACAACTGCAAAATGTTCTTTCGTCACACTTTTGAGCGCTTGTGACGCATAAAGTAACAATCCGATGATACCGAATACTATAATTAAAGTTGCACCGGGATTCATGGTCTCCTGATGACTATGAGCGTTTTTATTATCAAAATTGAAGGTGTATTTTATGGATAATGATAAGTAAAAGATGGATTTTCTAAATACGACCGCACTATATGATATGCCTGATGTGTATGATATGGTTTCTGGGTATACGCAGTTTACATACTACGGCGCTCTTCTCCTTCTAATCCTTGTTTCAACTGCTTGTGCCCGTCGTTCGGTCAAGCAGCCCAGTCTTGACGAGATTGCTACTCGTAATTCAAAACTAGCGCTTATGCTCATGATGGTTCTTCTTGAGTCACCTGAGAAGAACCAGAAGTATATTAGGCTAGCAAAGAATATCGGCTGCGACCATTTGGTTCGCACCGAGGAAAGTGAGTAAAATTGATTAGTTTAGCCCTATATCTTTTTTAACAAGAATGTCATACGATTTACGTTATCTACAAGACGATGCCGTTGAAGTCGGCATTGATGAAGCCGGTCGTGGGGCGCTTTTCGGACGAATGTATGTGGGTGCCGTTGTGCTGCCGAGTGAACTAGACTGCTTCTTCGATAACGGCGCAGCTCTTAATGAAATCAAGGATTCGAAGAAACTAACTGAGCGGAAGCGCGATATCTTGTACGATTACGTCAAAGAGTGTGCTGTAGATTGTGCTACTGCGTGGTGTTCGAATACACAGATTGATGAAGAGAACGTCCTACAGGCGGACCTGAATACAATGCACAGAGCGCTTGAAAATCTCGTTGTGCCTGTGCAGCGCGTGCTTGTGGATGGCGATTGTTGGAAGCCGTGGACCGCCAATCCCGAGGCAGACGTATATAAGATTGTCGACGGCGATTCAAAGTTTCTTGCTATCGCTGCTGCCTCTATTTTGGCGAAGGTTGAGCGCGACCGATGGGTCTGCTCTGAGTGTGATACGCATCCTGATTGGCACGAAAAGTACGGGCTGCGCAGCAATAAGGGGTATGGGGCGGCGGTCCATATGGCGGGTCTAAAAGAGCACGGACCCACGCCCCTTCATCGAATGTCTTTCGCACCGTGCGCGGGCGGTGCGAAGAAGAAGCCTTCGGGAACGAAATGGATTGGGCTTGATTGATTATTATACAAATAATATCTGTATAATAAAAATATAGTGTATTTTTTAGCGCCGTCTACGTGTCATTCTACGGCGGCGACCTCCGCTCAGGAAATTGTAGTTTGATTTTGTCGCATTTAATACATGGTTCGCTGCGGTATTAACAGCCTTCACCTGTGCCGCACCATTGTTGGCGATGACCTTTACAGGGGGGACAACGTTACGATTGAGCACAGTATTTGCTGCTTTGCTTGCGTTATTCAATAACGGTGTCGTGGCGTTGAGAGCATTATTAGCGAGTTTCATGTTTGTAACGGTTGCGTTCTTTTTCGCGGCAGTTGCGAGACTGTTTGCAGCCTTGACGCCATTATCAAGTGCCAAAGCGGCGTTTGTTACTGTTTGGCGGAATCCACCAATCATTTTAGCGATGGTACGGATCACCTTACGTGTGCGCGACAGGGTTGCCGAGCGCGAACCGCCCACTTGTACACCCAGACCTAGAGCCGGATGACTGGGATCGAATCGTGGTCTTGGTGACGGAGCAAGATTTACGTTAACTAGGTTGCCATTCGCTTGACCGGCTCTCGGGCTAGCAACAGGAGACGGGGATAAACCTCCTAAACTGTTCGGGGTAGCAGATCCGGGTGTTAATCTTAAATTAGCAGGGATAAGTTGGTTATTTGCGTTTGCTGCAGCAGGAGCCCGTATCGCGAGACCAGCACGACCAGCGTTGGCAGCGTTGCCTTGGTGACCGGCGTTGCCAGCGTGACCGGCGTTGCCAGCGTGACCGGCGTTGCCAGCGTGACCGGCGTTGCCAGCGTGACCGGCGTTGCCAGCGTG